AGAAACAACCGATCAGCCTCATCTGTAGACGTTGACCTTCGAGCAGCTAGATCAATAGGGTTTTTAATTAAATGCGAAGAGAGTACGGATATCTGTTGAACTTGATAAGAATTAGTACCTGACCCAAATTGAAATGCGTTTATTGATTTACCTTGTCTTTGGACAAATACAGATGCACCATTGAGATCTTCTATTGGAACGCCTGGCTTTGACCCTAATCTTGTTTGTGGCCGGATCAAAAAGGTTGCTGGCGTAACAGGAGCATCTTCTGATTGTATAACAACAAACTCACCACCAGTTGTAAATATTCTTAGATCCGCACCAGCAATAATACTAACAATACTATTGAGTTGATTGGTGTTTATAGTTGCCTCAACCCCCTCGTCATCAAGACCGCTTCCAGGATCAAAGTTAAAAAAGTCAATAACCCTTGAACCCCATATTGTATTAGGCCTAGACTTTGACCCACCAAAATATAATCGACCCTCGTGGAAGGTAGCTGATTTAGGCCAGCCCCTATCGTTTGACCAAACATCTTCATAGCCATGCTCACTTTTCCAGTTACCAGCAACAACACCACTAGTATCAAAGAACGGAACTTCTGTGACTGCTTTCATTACTGTTGCGCTAACAAACTCTACATATTTAGCTCGTCCAAAAGTTGTATCAACTTGAGCAAATTCGTTTACACTTGCCGCTGAAAAAGCCTCGACTTTATATCCTGTTGTGTTGTCGGGTTGCGTAGTCCAGGGTGGATATACTGTAGCTACTTTAGTTGATGCTACATAATCATTAATAAATCTAGATTGCCCTGAACCAGTACCAGAAGTAAGTGTAACGGACATTCCATTAGGCTGATCATCAGCAGAATATGCGGATGAAGATTTAAGTGTAATTGTGTTAGTACCCCCAGCCTGAGCAGTTCCGGTATCTGTCGTTACGCTCGATGCTGTTATAGTAATGTTGCCAGATACTGCGCTGGGAGTAATTGTAAAATTTGGTGAGTGTATACTTAACGCATAAGGATATTGAGGTACATTTGTTAGAGGTAGATTTTCTAATGTCCAGTTTGTATCTGTGTTTCTAACAAGTCTTTTTGTCTGCAAGTCCTCGTGACACAAGATAAGCGTATCAACGGCTTGGGTAAAAGTTAACTCATCAAGCATAGCGGCAGTTATATCTGTAGCTGCTATATAATCATTACCTGAAGAATTTATGTTTGTTTGTAAAACACCATCCTTAAATACATAAATCCGGCCAACAACTAACACTAAAAGAAAACTATCTGTAACGCTAAACTCAAACGGTATAAGCTTAAAAGCTGTAAAGCTTGTACCAAAATCATAAATAAACTTTAATCCGTCTCTGCGCTTCAAGCCGCCTTGAGGCTGTATAATAACATTTGTAGCTTCTTCTAAAGCGTTTTGATATTGAGATAAATCTGTTCTGGCTCGTAATAGCGGATCTAGTTCACCAACAGAAAAGTTTGTTTGAAACTGAGTAACGCGCATTTACTGCCTCACTTGTATTAGCGAATAGTCCTCGACAATTTGTGTTGACTGACCTCTTGCATCAATGTTCATGGCTTCGCGCATGAGACCACCCCGACCATTCTCTCCAGGACTTCCGTACGCAAGCGCTCTAAAATAATCTGCTTTCGAAGCTTGATCTGTAATAACAATTGCTAGTTCGGCTGCTAATGCTGTTCTTAGCAAACGAACAAAATAATTAGGCATCTTAGCTTCAGTTATGGTTTGCTGATAATCAATAAAAACAGTTTCCATATTAGTTACTAGCTGATCGCCATATATCTCCCAGCCATAACGAACAGATCTTTGCGCTGTGCTGTCACTCTCAAATACAGCTAAAGCACCAGTTAAATCATCTCCTGGCATCTGATAGGCGTATTCCCATTCGTTTACTGGTTTTGTTGATAATCTTTGAAGCTGTATCTTGGCTAATGTCCAAGACCAAACATAAGTACTAAGTAGTGTATTTTTTAAATCTGGATATAATCGATCACAAGCTTGGGCGGTATCAGTTCCCTCTGTAAAAGAAGAAAGGGGCGCAGCCCCCAGCAAGATTAATGCATCTGAACAAATAGATAAATCTGTATCACCTACGGCCATTACAACCCTCCAATGTATATAAGGGGCCAGTTGCCCAGCCCCATATTAATTAGTCTGAGTCGGTCGCTGTAATTGTTAGACCGTCTGTTACGTCAACAACGCCACCAGTGTTTGTTAAAACATAAACCCATGACAAAGCTTGTGTGCCGCCTGTTGAAGAGCGAACCAAGATAGTGTCACCAACTGCAAGGACATCTGACAAACTGTTAAAATATCCTTCAGTGTTTACGTCAGCAATAGTGTCGGTTGTTGAATAACCGTAGAGACTTGGCGCTACGCCTTTCTTGCCTCCACCGTAGTTTACGAAACCAGTACTTGAAAAAGCCATGTGTTAGTCTCCTTACTCAGTACATGAAATTTTTACTATACCGTCATCATCGATCGCTACGGCTCCAGCTGAGAACATGGAGCTTACTAGGAAAGACGTCTTTTCAGGTATGTAGTTGACTTCACTCTTTTGCGAAATGCTTTCGGCATAACCCATTGAGCTTTCGTGCCATGCAAAGCAAGTACGAGTAGATGGTTTTGGAACACCACCCTCATCACGATCACCCATAGTGATTATATTAAAGCCCATGAACGATGATACCTCACCGCGAACAAGAGCCTTGACCGTTGCAAAATCTGCTGAAGTAATCTCTGTTTCACCAAGCAATGCATCAAGCTGAGAAGAGTGCATCAATAAATGACGCCCTTCGGCTGGTACATTTTTTTCGTTCAGAGCTTTAGCAGCTGCACGAAGCTTTTCGGTATTCATATTTGATGTGCTTCCACCAATACCAGTAGCAACGGTTGATGGTGATGAAGCAGCATCAAGAGCATCGATGCAAAGCTGGTCCATGCGTCTTGCAATCGCTTTTGAGACAACTTGCACCAACTCACGACGCTCATCAAAGTTAACGTGTGACTGATGAAAGATATCAGAATACTCAGCTGCGATAAAATCAGACATGGATGCTGTCACCTGAGAATAGGTGACGTTTAACGGTGTCACATCGGTCTGGGGTACCCTAACCGTTGCTACGCCTTTACCGATTTTTGGAAACTTAACTGTGTTTCCTTGAACACCTGTTCGTGTTCTCATAGTGCCGCGAAGCAATGCCTCGCCTTGGTAGGCCTGTTTTACCTCTTGATCGAAGAGTGTTACAAAGGCCGTGGTTATATTCTGCGCCATAGCAGAAGCCTCCTTTTAAGGTTTCTAATATAAAACGCTTACCGTTAGCCGATGTAATCGGGCGGTCGCTTGCGTGGGAGTGGTCACGCCAACCAGTGGATTCACCACATAAACGGGCCGCCTTGGTTATCCGTTACACCACATATACACGCAAACAACCTACATTGCAACAATATCTAGTTGTTAACTTCCATCCATTTCTTTTCGATCTTTGTTCGCCATACAGCATCGCTCTGCCATCGAGGATCTGCAATGGCTTGCTGAAGATCTGCAACTGTCATTTCTGGCTCTGCAACAACAGGTTTTATTGGAATATTCTCATTGGTGTATCCCTGGATAAGTTTGGTCAATGCGTTGATACTATCAGCATTGTTTATGCTATAGCTTAGGGCTTCTTTTTCTGCATTGTTTAGATCAGCTGCTTTGATGTTACGCTCAAGAAAGGTAATTTTTTCTTGGGCGTTTGCACCAAGTTTTTGCATTTCAGCTCTTCGATCATACTCAATATCCTCGGCCTGTTCTCCGTTCATCTCCAGTATCTGACCAGCCAAGTCCTCAAACGCTTTCTGTGAAACACCATATTGTTTAGCCCAGTCCTGATATACCGCAACAGCCGGATCTTCCAGATCGAGGCCACGATCAACCAAATCCGAAACATCGTAATCACCTTCCGGTGCTTTATGCTTGCCGGATCTAAATGCTTTCTCCAACTCTGCATAGCTTTTTGCAAGCTTTTCAACATCTGGACCATCATCATCCCAAAACTTCTCTGGATAGTAATCAGGTCGGTCAAAAACTTCATCATCATCTTCTTCTGATAGTTCCTGTTCTTCTACCTCATCACGCACAGCTATAGGTGCTTCTTCTTCTACCTCATCTTCTTTTGCATCCACATTAATCAGCGGCGCATCTTCCTGTTGTGCCTCAGCTTTTTCTGTATTTTCTGTTTCTTCAGACATTATTGCTCCTTTCCACCCTTCGCATAATTATCCGAACAAGATCAGCCGCGCCTTCTCGAAAGTAGCCTTGGCTTGGATCTTCTCCAGGAAACCAGGATGGTTGTTCTATTGTTATCTGCCTCAAATGACTTAACACCTTTTGGCCTTCCTGTGACTTAAATAACCGTCCATACAGTATATCTAAATCGTCCGCTTTCTGCGGCTCCGACTGAGCCTGAGATAATCCATCCCAACCTTCAGCCGAACTCATTGCATAGCTCCAGCCACAGTTTCATCTGTTGGCATTTCTGGCTGTTGTTCAGCCATCATAGCTTGCTGCATCTGTTCTAACATTGCCTGTTGCTCTTCTGGTGTATTCAGCAATCGAGCATCGATACCCATCTTTTCAGCAATGAAATCTACTATTTCAGGTATGTTTAGCAACGTCTGACCCATTGGCCCCATCGCATTAGCAATCTGCATAAAATTAAGAAGTTGATTTACCTCTTCCATCTTTGGCGCTTCTGCTAGTGGTGACACTGGCACAACCTTTACTTGAACACCATTTACTTTGAGGGGCATACGAATAAAGCCCTGACGATCAAGAACGTAAAGGGTCCTGGATACTAAAGGTATCATTATCTCGGTCATCAATCGACCAAAGGCAGATCCTAAATTTGTAGCCAACTCACGTTGGCGTTGGGCGATTTCTGTTGCTGATCTGGCGCTCATTGTGTCAGGTGGCAAAGTATCATCCATTAAGATCTTTTTAATGTTCATTGTCAGATCCTGAATAACAAGCTGACTTGTGTTAAAATCCCCAGCTCGGGGTAAAGGAGCCAGGGATGCGCCTTGCGGACCACCGTTTCGTGCGACTGGGATAATTGCACCTGGTTGAATTTTAATGTTCTGTGGGTTCAAAACACCATCATCTGCTGCAAGGAATACACCCGATATCGAAAGACTTGCGTTCTTCAATATCAATTCTTTTGTTTTGTTAAGAGTTTTGATGTCTGCAATCGCATCAATCAACGGACCTCGACCATATACTTCACCAGCTGTTTTACTAAATCTAGCAACAATAAACGGACTGCTATCCATTTCTCGATATACCAGCTCTTGTTGTTTGTGCGGCCAAACGACATGATAATGATACCGCCCACTTTCTTGGTCAAAAATTATAGCATCAAATAAATCTAGCTCTTCATGCGGCTTATCATCAATAGCTGCTTGAAGCTCTGGGGTTATCTGAACATCACGAAACTCTCTTTGTATCGCTTCTGCTTTTATTCTTAGCTTTCTGTAGACGTTATCAATTGTTCCGTAAGCACCTTCTTCTATTGCAACAAGGTACTGCGGCACAGCTAAGAAACGAATAGGTGTGACCTCATCACCTGGTGTAATCATCATAACCGCTGTGCCGACACAAAGGTCTAGGAGAAACTCGCCCATTGCCAAGTCAAAACTAGTTTGCCGTAGCTGGTCAAACATAATATCAACGTATGCGTCTAGTATTTCTTGCGCTCGTTCTTTTTCATTTTCTGGAACAGCTGACCCTGGCTCTAGCCTACACCATTTGCGCATAGGTGGGAAAAGGCCGGATTGCATCCTGTTGGCGAAACGCTTTGTTGCATTGACAGCTGTACTGTCAAACACTCTTTGTGTTTTGTTTTTGCCTGGAGTTTTGCCTTCATAATATCCATTGTATAGATTTCTTTGTGGTAGAGCGAACTCATAGCAATCTTCATAGATTGTACGCCATTCATCTTTTCGAGCCTGTGCTTTTGCCTCACGCCCCATAACTTCTTTTACATTTAATTTAGGCATTTCTACTCTCGTTTCGTTTACTTATGGCCGCTGCTTTCTTTCTGGCATCTGCTTTTGAGGAAGCACCCCAGGCGCGGAGGGATAGGAGCAGTCTTGTAGGTCTCCCCTTGCTATCACGCTCCGGCCCAGAGTTCCCCGCCATTCTAGCCAGGAAGGACGCTCGGCGAGGATTATCGCCACTCTTCACTGGACGTTTTAGGTTTGCCCCTGTTGTCCGTTTGAAGAAGGCCCGACCAGCAGCGTTTAAACCGCCTTTAGGATTTTGATGTACTTTTTTTACCACGAGGTTTTGCCTTTTTCTTTGGAGCCTGACCGCCCTCCCAAGCCTCATTTACTTCGGGAGTAGAAGGGTCATCCGCGACTAAATGACCCTTCTCGTTTCTTGCCCTTTTCGGGTCTGCCTCAACTTTACTAAATACTCTTGTATCTTCTTTAATTTTTGTCATGTTAAATTTAAAAGTTTAGCCTTTAATTTAGCTAACCTTTCATCCTTTTCTTTATAAAATTTCTTACGTTTTGTTTGACCTTCGGCTCTTTGTTTAGCTAGAGCTTCTCTTTTTAATCTTGCTTTTCGTTCCGCTGCGGTTTCACCCCTTCGTCTGCGTCTATTTTTTTTGCGGCGGCGTTCTTTCATATCTTCCATCGCCTGCTGGCTACGCTTTGCTCTGTCATCTATTCTGGCATAATAATCTTGGTCTTTTTCCTTAACGCCTATATCCATTAAAAAATCATCTTTGGCTTGCTGAAGGCCAGTCTTAGGGCTTTTATAATTACCTTTAGATTTTATTTGCGCCCCAGCAAGCTGGGCATATCCCTCAGATAAGGTTTGCGGCTTTGGATTAAACATTTTTAAAAGCGAAAACTTTTTCTTTGTTGTTGGTTTAGCCATAACTAGCCACCTAAAGTTTTCTTAACTTCATCTATTCCTGGGCCTTCTTGCCTGAGAGGTGAGAATAAAAGCCTCATGCCGCCAGTTCTAAGTAATCTTCTACGTCTTTGTGCGCCTTGCATTTCTGACGTTTCTTGAGCCTCTGCTCTTTGCTCTTGCCTATCAATAACTTTTTCTGTTTTTGTTGGCGTTGGAGCTGGCTTCTTCCTTTTCTTAAAAATTCCACCCATTTACTCAAACCTTACCATTGAATAATAGTCAGCCCCCTCTGGGCCAAACTTCCTTAATTCGCACTCTACCTCAAAATGTAGTGCTTTGGCAAACCTTAATGCTACCATATGTTGTGATTTTACAAAAATTTGCATCCTTCTGATACCGGATGTAGCCATAACCTCACTTAAAAGCGCTCTTGCGCCTACCAAAGTAGACCTTGCGTGACTTTCTAACCCCTCGCCTGGAATAAACCATGCCTCCACAACACCAGGCCAAACATCTCGAACACCAAACACACAGACCACTTTACCTCGACCGATAGCCGCCCAGCTCCACCCATGCTCAGAGTTCTCCCAAACATAATCTAGATATCCTGGAATACTTGCCGCATATTCTTTTTCGTGCGGTCCTAACTCTATGCTTAGAAGATGGTTGTATTGAAGCGGCACGATTTGCTCATCTGGCCTCATTTTAAATGTAGGAAGCTGTATCAAGCCCATTAGAACACGTTAAACTCGCTGTTTGCAGTATATGACCCCTGTTGGAAAGTCGTGCCGTATGATCCTCTCCGTAAGCGTCTTTGCTCACCGCCACCCAGCATCAGATAGCCAAAAGCATCGCCACAGTGAGAATGCTCGTTCTTGACTGGAGCGTCTTTAAATCTTTCCTGTCCAGCGCCCAGGCTTTGCCTTTTGAAGAAATATCCACCACTAAGAGATTTTCGCAGCCGCAAACACTTTTTATCAACGATAAGCCCTGGTTTGCCACTAACTAGCCTAGACATTGGTGAAGCTCCGGCCTCGCGTCTTACCTGAAAAGCATTACTATCTGTTGGTTGTGCCTTAAATCCTAACGATCTGAGATGATCAAACGCTGTCACTTCGTAGATTTCATCGCGTTTGTTACCAGCTGGATCTCCCCATATCAGTATTTCATGCTTAGAATATCGTTCTGCTATTCTTCCCAACAACTCCTGACCAAATCGCTCAAGCCCCATGTCAAACGTGACCAGCTCATCGCAAACACGCCAGGCACCGCCCTGGGTACGCTGACCGAAGATCGCAGCTGGTGTAAGCCCAAAGTCTACACCGATTTGTATTGGATAGTACGGATCTACCTCCACATCACCGGACATAAGCTCATCATCGTATTCCGGCCAAACTGGTCTGCCTTCCTGGACAAATGTATACATTCCCTGAGCATAACACCTGATCCAGTCTACATTCTTACCACCAAGCAGCTGTTGGTAATAACCTGGTGGCAGATTGTTGGCATTTTCAGCATTATCGTTGATGCGCCACCATTTACCGCCAGAGAATACAAATCCCTGTGCATCAGGGTTTTCTTCCGGTACTTCATCAGGTGCAGCTTGCAAAACACCGCCTGGTTGTCTAAAAAACGTCCAGGGGTAAGCGCCTTTGATTTGGTTCTTTTCTGCTACCTCATGCCACCAATGATCGCTATCAGGAGGGTTTGTATCCATCCAGATCCCATACCAGGTCGGACCACCATCGGATTTTGTAGGATATCGGCCAACTCGGTGTGTTAATCCATCGATCACCGCTTTCGGCAGCTCCCTGGCCTCATTCACCCAGGCACCAGTGAGTTCCAATGACAATAATTTTCTGACGTCTTGTGGAGAAGATAACGCCATGAATATGACCTCACAATCGATGCCTGGGATATCACCCCTTGTGGGGATCTTGATATGATGAGAGATTGGTGGTTGCCAGCGCATACTGCCCCACACATCCTCTGGAAATAACTCTTGCCATGTTTTGATGGTTGTCGTGCGCAGCTCGGGATAAGTATTTCTGACGATAACGAAACGTGAATAACGGATACCATCTCTAGGACTAGGCTTTTGCTTTACTGCCCTTAACATTATCTCGGCTGCACAACCATAGGACTTACCAGATCCAACCGGACCCATCAAGCCCCTAATGAAACTCTGGTCATGTAAAAACTTCCAAACAGTCGGGCTGTTCTCAAAGTTCAAATCAAGGCTGGGGATCGCGCTCATTTTTGTCCTGCAATGTTTCCTGACTGATCTGTCTGATTGATCTCAATGCTTCTTCGAGCGCCTCTATTCTTTGCTCAAGCATCAGGATCGCTACCTCAAGTCTTGCTGTCTTGTCCATCAATGACCTCCGCATACTCTGTGGTCTGCGGCCCTTTCATGTTTATTCCTACTATGGATGGCTTGTCACTTTCCTGATCCGGAGCATCAAGCCAACCAGCTGCCTTTGCCAACACTCTTAGCACCGAAACCTTGTCGTGCATCTCAATTGCTACCCGACCATCCGGCATAGGTGTTATTTTTTTGATAGCCCTAAGAGCATAATCCGGAATGTCCTTCGGATCTTTCATTGTGCCATCAAGATTAATTATTTCTGTAATAGAAGTCGTACCCAGGGCAATCAGCTCCTGGGCAACAACCTCTTTGTTACTTTCTAACGTGGCACTCGTTCTGACCTTTTTCTGTGTAACTCGTACACCACCAAACCGACCAATAGGAGTTTGCCGCGTTCTAGCCATTATATCACGCACTCCCCAAAATCTTTTTGGCAAAGAAAAGCTTCGTCATTAAAAATAAAATCGCCTTGCCTAGATACAAAATTACCAATCTCCGCATACGTTCTATTTTTATGAAACCTTGCGTTAGTCTTAGCCTCCAAATCAGACCACCACTTCATTCTATCTGGGTGTTCTCTCCACATAGCGGCAATCGTTGCTTCAGACTTTAAAAAACAACCATCACAATTTCCAGCACCTTTCATAATTCTTAAATCAAAATTACTTTTCTTCCAGAAATCTCCCACATCTTTAACGGAAACAATAGCCTCATTTAAAGGAAACCAGTTTTGCCATCGTTTATCTTTTGATGGTTTCACTCGATGAGCCTCATCAGCTCTTATTCCTACTGTATTCATCCACCTTTTCCACCCTTGACTGACAAGAAAACGCTTGATCGTTAAAACTTTTAGCTGTTGGGTGCAATACCTCTGAACCTGGTTTGGTAAATATCTATCTTTCGTAACGCTTGTTACAGACTGTAGAAAAGGCTCTCCGTTACGGCTGGCAGAATTATGACTTACAATTTTAAACTTAGGTTTCGGCAAAATATATTCTAGCCAAGTGATTTTTACATTCCACCTATCAGAACATTCTTGCACAAAATCTAATGTCTCGGGCATTTCACGACCAGTATTTGCAAATACTACCTTACATCGATCAGGTAAATCACCATTTGCTTCAAGTATTTTATGCAGCATGTAGGCGCTTGTGCGCCCACCGCTAATACTTAATAAAACATTTTCATCAGGTAATTCGTATGGACTAGCCATCAGACCACTCCAAAAATGTACGGTCATTACCTAAAACACATAACTCAGGAATAATCTTCACATTATTCCATGCCCAATGATTATGACGATCCATTTTATGTATTACCCTCGGCTCCGCATAACCATCTTGATAAAAAGCAAGACACATCAGATTTTTTGGCCTATTTGACAACACAACATTGTATTGAGGTTTTCGCTCTATCGGAACAGGCGCAGCCATTAAAATGGTATCTCATCATTCAAATCATCAGAGCTGTTATTTTGCTGAGAAGATTGATTATCGACTTTGCCCTTATCGTCCATCGGAAACAGACTTATCCAGATCTCAGCTTCCTGGTTAGGTATAGGCAACGCATTTAACTTTATACGCATACCCTTACTATCCTCAAAGGCTATACCTAACTTTACCCAATCAGATTTCTCAGGATCGTTTCTACGTTTCTGACCCTGAACAACATTATACATTTTTTTCATTTTAGTTCCTTCCTATTATTATTGCGGTATCGCATGGTTTTTAGGAAAAATCCAGAAAATATTTTTGTGGGATACAGCAGCAGTACGCCAGGGGTGGGGGGGCAGAGGGTGCCGCTTTTGTAGGCCGCACATTATTTTTTTTGTCGCAGTCAAATAATTAACATAATACATATTATGCGAAAACCTATATTGTTTTGGCTAACCCTCATAACCTTTTACCCTTCACTATTCCCTTAATTATATTGTTGGCTCTGCTATCCTTAGACTTTCCGAGCGCCTTTGATACTGGAACCTGAAAGTATCCTATACTTCTAGCCATGTCGCGGCGGTTCTTGTAACAGTATTCAGCATGGTTCTTGAGTATACTAGACCATTCATCCATTGATAGACCGTCTTTAATCCAATGAGATACGGTCTGTATGTCTCTATCATTA